TTCCAGAATCCAGATTCTGCGAATGCATGAAGCTTACGGCGCCAATGAGGTCCGGACTCTGCTTGTTAAGCATCTCTATGGCATCGTGCACGGCCGCAGCCGAAACACTCGCGTCCTCCCTGGCCTCCTCAGCCGCCGCTTGAGCGACTTCAGCGCCATTGAGCGCCTCGATGGCGTCGTTGCGGTACTGTGCGGTAGCCAGGCGGTATTCGGCGGTCTGGGAGCTGTCGGAGGCTGCGCTGGAGGCGCTATGGGCTGCATTCAGCTCCGAAGACGCTGCCGCATCCTTTGATGCCCTGGCGCTCTCTGCACTCGTGGAGGCAATGGTGGCATAGGTGACCACAGTGCTCTCCGAAGAGGCCGCAGCCTCCTTAGACGCCAGAGCGCCCTCCGCGCTATCCGAGGCGCCGGATGCGCTGGAAGCTGCCAGGGAGGCGCTATCCGCCGCCCTGGCTTCACTGCCCTCTGACGCAGCCTGTGCAGTCTCTGCCGCCGCCTGTGCGTCCAGAGCGGCTTTCTTCGCCCTGGCTGTCGCCTGGCGGTCCGCGCCGGTGTGTCTCCGGTCGTCGGCCGTAGCAACCAGGTCGGAGGCTGTTGCCTCTCGATCCGCAGCCGTGGCGTCTGCGCTCTCGGTTGCGGCATCGGCCTGGCGCTTGGCCTCCGCGGCGCATTCGCACGCTTTGGATGCACACTCGGAGGCCTTATCAGTACTCTGGCGTGCAGCGCCAGCGGAAGCCGCTGATGCGTCGGCTGAGACCTTGGATGCCTTACGGGACTCCTCCGACGCCTCAGCGGAGGACTTCGCTTCACCATTGAGGCGCTCGACCTCACCAACGTCAATAGTCCCGTAGTCGGGGCCGTTGTAGAACCCGGTCGTCATTCGTCAATCCTCATAGTGTGGGTAAGCTGGAGCCACGGCCGCATTGATCAGCGCGTCCGCGTTGGCCTGTTCTTCAATCTCTGACTTGATGCCTTGAAAGGTCATCTCAAAGTCGTCCCGGCGCTTGTCCAGGAAATAGTCCGCAGCGTAGCGCAGTGCGCCATACACCACGAGGTCAGCGGCGCCCTGAGTCAGGTAGCAACTATCGCCCTCCTGGAGCTTGGGGAACTCGTCATAGTAATCAATGCGGAACACCGTGCCGACTGGCGGGATGGGCGAGAAGTGCCAGTAGCCGCCACGACGCGCGAAGGCCAGCGGGTGCCCTGTGAGGTTCCTATCGGGCAGCACTGCGTTGAGGGCCTTCTGAGGCACCTCGTACTCCCGGCCGCCTGGTACCTTCGCAGTGATGGCGATGAGCCGGAGGTAGTCATTCGGGATGGCGAGCTGGCCATCCTTGTGGATCACACCGTCATACTTGATGCAGACGGACTTCTCCATCGGCGGAATGCGCAGAACCCGCTGCACGCGGTTCACGGCCTTCTGGATGAAGGAGTCAGCTTGGGTCTCCGTGATGTCACGGCGCTTGAGCAATCCAAGGAAGTCTGCTCGGAGGTCTGCGTAATTCATCGTTAGATCTGCTTTGATGTGCCCACGAACTTGCCGAAGTTCTCAGCCTTCAAACGGGCGAGTGTCTTGCGGATAGGTTCTTGAAAGACGTTATAGCCTTCACGCATCCAACGGTCCGCGATGGCGGCCGGCACACTCCCGACGAACAGGAAGTTCCCTGTTTTGTCGCCTGGGGTCGTGAAGCGGTCCTGGATGTCCTGGACGAATTCGTCGCTAATGTCCTGGCTGTATTGCACGCCAAGGTCGCCTCCGCTCTCCACGAGGGCGGTCTTCGTATCGATCAGATTCATCGTGTCCTATTGGAGGTTAGGAGGGGCCGTGAAGCCCCTCCCAAGTCCTTCAGTTCGGGTCAGCCATCTCGCGAACCAGGGCCGAAGCCTTGCGGTTCTTGTGCTTGAGGCTGAATTCACCAACGATCATCATGCGGGTGTTGTCGCCGGTCTTCGCCAGCGTTTCCCGGAACCAGTTACGGCCCTGGAGGTTGACACGCACCCACATAGCGGGATCGAACAGCAGCGTGTCGCCAGCCTTGAGGTGACGGCTGAGGACAATCTTCTCCTCACCGAACGGGCTAACGTACAGGTTCACCGCGTTAACGATGGTCTTGGAGCCGTCGTTGATCACGCGGTTCCGACCGGCAGCCCCTGTGAAGGTCGCGAAGGTGCGGGAGTTCGTCGGAGTGACCAGGGTGATGGTCGGGTCTCCGCCGGCATCGTAAGCCGCTTGCGCTGCGTCGAGGTAATTGGCCTCGGTGATCTTCGTTGAGGCACCACCGGTATAGACGATGTTGCTCTCGTCAATCTGACGCTGGACGCCAGCGAACTTGCGGGCGGTGGACGAAGTGGTCGGCTTGACCATTTCCACGTCGTTCTTCGTGTACGCCTGCTCCAGGTCCAGCTTGAGAGCCGCCGCAGCCTTACCGGCCTCACGAGCGCTCTCCTTACCGCGACCGTATTTCGTCACTGCATCGTTCGTCCCGGAGACCTCGAAAGTATCCTGGAGAATCTGGGTGACGTTCTCTCGCATCACGGTCGGTGAACGCTCGGTCGGAGATGCGGTGAAGCCTTCGAGCTGGGCGTTCTCGGTGGAGTCACGCAGCTTGTCTTCCTGCCACTGGAACAGGGTGTTATGAACGGTCTCGGACTTGGTGAGCGACGTGAACGGCGCTTTGGTCGGAGTGATCATGCTGATGATATCGGACACATCTTCCTTCGTGCCGACAACGTCATAGGAGGTATACTGAGTACCCATAGTATTCTTTCTGTGGTGTAGAGGTTAAATTAGTCTTCGTCAGAGCGCATCCACCGCGCCAGGAAGGCGTCGGAGGCGTCATCGGCCGAACCGGACTTCGCCAAGCGCTTCATGACCTCATCGGCCTTTGCGCTCGAAACGACCTTCCGGGTGGCTTCGGGAGCGGCTGTGCTCTTGACGATCCGCTTGGGGGCTTTCGCCTTATCCTTGGTAGCCGTCTGCACGGCCTTCTGACCTTTCTGGTAGAGCCTCGCCATATGAAGCACCTTGATGGCGATTGGGTCAACCAGATTGCTGACAACGTCCGGCGGGATTCCCTGCTCAGTTGCGAAGGTGCAGATTTCTCCATAGAGTTCCTGGTTGAACCCTGGGATGCCCGTTGAGGGGTCCGAGAGAACCTTGATGCTCTCGTGAGCCTGATCCATGAGGGCCTGGTGCTGCTGATAACGCAACGCTTCGGCGACCCGTGCGGTCTCCATTTCGAGGTACTGCACGTCCTCGTAAGCGGTCTGCGCTGCATTCCGGACCGCGACAAGCTCCTCCTCGGAGATGTTGGGGTTCTTCGCTGCGGCGAGCAGGTCGATATTGGCATAGGGGGCGTAGCGCTCACGCGCACGTTCCAACAGGATGTTGGACTGCGCCACCAGCACCGCGCCGTGCTCGTCAACCGCCTTGCGCCTGGAAGCGACTTCCTGGCTCTTGCGTGTGAGGGAGGCTTCCTGGCCTGCGAGGCGCTTCAAGGCGCCAAGCGAGAACTCCTGCTCTTGGCCGTCAACCGAGACCTTGATCTTGTGGTCATCGGAGATTGTGGCGGTATCCTGGTCTTCCTCAGAGCCTTCGTCATCGAGAGCTTCGTCGCCATCCTGGCCTTCGTGCTCCGGGTCGTCGTGTGGCTTATTCTTGTCTTCGTCTTCGTCTTCGTCATGCTCGGATGGCTCTGGAGCGTCCAAGTTCCACGCCTTGGCGAAAGCGTCACCAGCGTCATAGTCGTTGGTGGTTTCTGGGGTTACCGACACGTCCTCTCGGATGGTGCTCATTTAATCCTCAATGTCCTCGCCCGCTTCGTCCGGGTCGAGGCGCTGTGCTTCGTTCTTTTCGATGACCCTTGCGGCGGCCTCTGCTAGCCCCACAAGGTGGTTGATAAATCCTGTCATCGCTCTGATTTGCGCGTATTCGAATTCACGCGCTTTAGTCTCTTGCGGCGCGCTCTCGACAATTCGCGAGAGCATGCCATCAGTGTATTCCTTGTAGAGGCGGTTGAAGGTCTCGTTCTCAACGAGTGCCCTTGCGTAAGCCCCAACGTCGAGGAGCTGCTCGTCAGTCATCAGAACAGCCCGCTCAAGAGGCCTCGCGGAGCGCGGGCAGCTCCACCGGGATCGATAAGCTCACCCGTGGCCGGGTCGCGCATCATCATCGAATTGCGCCGGAACATATCCATCATAGGCGACGACGCCGGGACGGAGGCCTGAGGCGCTGAGGGGGCCTGGGGAACCCTGGCCTGCCTCACAATCCGCCTCGGGGGCGGTGGATGGCCTGGAGGGGCCACGGGAGCCGCCTGAGGCGCCGGAGCTGGTGCTTGCTGTGGAGCCGGAGCTGGCTGTGGCGCGCCGCCGGTGGGCTGCCATGGCATATGCTCTGGAGTGGCACCGAGCTGCATCATCATGGGGCCAGGCACCTGTGGAAACCACGGCTGAGCCGGCTGGGGACCGCCCATCTTCGCCGCCAAGCGAGCGAAGGCCCTCTCTCGCTCCTGCGGAGTAACCTGCGAAAGCGGTCCCATTGGGGGCTGTGGCGTGACCTGGGGCTGCGCCGGGGGTGATGGAGGAGCCGTTTGAGGAGATGGAGGACCCGCCTGGGGCTGTGCCATCTGTGCCGCTCGGCGCTGTTTTGCCTGATCCATCTGATCGGGTGGGATCGGGGCGAAGTCCGGTCGGAAATCGAGGGGGCTTCTCCGGGGGCGAGGAGGGCCGTAAGGAGTCCTGGAGCGTAGCTCTTGTTCTGCCGCCATAGATGCTTGCGCGGCTTTCGCGGTGCGCTCCCACCCGGCAAGGCCAAGCATCCCGCCTCCTAAGACGTTGTACATCTTCATTTCGCGTGGAGTGGCTGGCTTGTCCCGATCTAAGTCACCGCCCAAGGCATCGTGCACACTTTTAGGTAGGATATCCTTGGCGATCCATTGAACCCTATCCTCCAATGACTGCCTCTGATCCCAACGCTTGTCGATCAGCGCCATCCGCTCCTCTGGAGTGCGGTTCCAGTCCTTGAGCGCCTCGTTGATCAGGCTCCACCATCCAAGTCCAACCTTGGGCGTTGGCGGGAACTTTTTCTGGAGCAGACGCTTAGAGAGCCACGATGTGAGCAGTCCTCCTTCCACGGGACCAGGGCTGTACTCCTGGTCATGGTCCTGTAGTTGCTGATCCATCCTCACCTCGGACTGATGATGGCGTGCTGCGCCTCAGGCGGCGCCTGTTCGAGCAACGCAGTTTCACGCTGTGCCACGTCAACCTTGTTCTGGATGTCGAGGTCCTTACGATCAGCGTCGCGATGCGCAGAGAACTCTTTGATCTGAGCGAGCATCTGCTGAACCTGTGTCTTGAGCATGTCAATCTCGTGACGGCCCTGCGACTTCGCCATTGCCGCTTGCGCTGTGAGCATTGATGCCTCAGCCTTCTTCTCCTCAATCTCAAGCTTCTTAATAGCGAGAGGATCGGGGCCTGGGGGCTGCACCTTGTCGGGAGTGATCAGGTAGTCGTTCACGTTCATGAAGCCATTTCGTTTCAGGCCGTCACTGAGCAACTTGTACTGCTTGTCCGGCGGGCAGAATAGCGATGCCTTAGGGTCGTGACTGAGCAATCCCCACAACTGCGCGTACTTCGCAGCCTCTTTCTCCTGCTCGCCATATCCAACGTGCAGTGAAACCTGGACCATTCTGGTGGGGGTCCAGAGCTTCGGGTCAATCGCCACGCACTCGTTATTGAACTCCCAGACCTTCTTCCGGCACTGGTTCTCGATGACGACACGGCGGCACGCCAAGAACAGGTCATGCACGAACATTGCGAAGTTACGCGCGATGATTTTCTGCCGGACCTGCGACAGGTTCACAAGGTCATTGACCATGCCCTGGGAATTTTGGCTGCTGATGGCGTCTTTGTTGAGACCCTGAGAGAGGGAGGAGAGACCAGTGGTTTCCTCTTTGCTGGACTTGAGCATTTCCATCGTCGGAAAGACGAACTGGTTCATTTGCGGGTACGGTAGCACACCGATGGCATCGCGAGACTTGACGTTCACAATGCCACGCAACCGATTCTCCAGCAACTCTTTCGGGTTGGTGAGGGAATTGTTTAGCACGGTCCAGCGAGGATTGGTCGTGGTCGCTGTATGGTCCAGGATCGAACGCATAAGCACCGTACGCGCATTCTGCGTTGGAACGATCCGCTTGGCGTAGTTGTTTCCAAACTGTGAGTGCGGGCGCCGAAGCGGCTTGAAGTCCAGGAAGTTGTCCCGCGCCACTTCGTCAATCTCAAACAACTGACCACCTGCGTGGACAATGCGGTAGAGTGTTGCCGTACCGCCAGTGCCAAGAGCCAGATTGATGAAGGTTTCATAGACCATGACAAGCTCGTTCTCAGGCTGTGCAGCGTCCCGGGGCATCCGGTCGCTGGTGTCCTGGTCGCGAATTTGCCGTTCGCTGTCGAATTCCAGTTCGTTCGACGCGCCGATCTTCGCGACCTTGTCGCGCGGATAGCCCTCTTTGACCAGTTCTGAGCGTGTCTTGAGGGTCTTGCGGCCCCTGACACCATCTTCGCGGCGCTTCTTCGTCCCGTCCGAGAAGTATTCCTCCGGGGGCACGTTCTCGATCCGAAGGCCAGAGCTGTCGATAAGGCGCGTCCAGGTTCCCTTGTAGGAGCCGTCGTCTTCGTCCAGTTCCAGGTTAAGCTCAACGTCCTCCTGGGACGCGAGAGCCTGCGCGTCATCCATGCACATGCCGTGCACGGAATGCTCGTCACGCTCCAGGCGCTCCTCCCAGTAATACTGGACCACACCGTTCCGGTTCTTCAAGGCATCGTCGATAACGTCTTCAAAAACCTCAAAGCCCTTGTTCTCCTCCATGATCAGGTAGGAGATGTAGGATGTTTCGAGCCGCGTCACATCAACGTCGGCTTCATTCAATGGCTTGAAGCGCACGATGTCATGCTGACCGCCGAACACCTCCAGGAGCTGAGACTTCATGCTATCGACGCCATCCTGCACATCAGGTGACACGTAGCTTGAGCTGCCTTCATGCTGTCTCTTCGGGAGCTGCCCGTCATAGTAGCGCTGCATCTTGGTGCGCTCGGTGGACAGGATGGTGTCTACCCAAGACGTTGATCGAGAGACCGCTGGGTCAACCAGCGCCATAATCTCTTCTTCCGTCTTCCCGTACTTCTTCTTTGTGTCTAGTTTCAAATTGCTCTCACATAGTAGTCGTCAGGGGTTTCGACGGATACCGTCCGGCCTGGGTGAATGTGGTTGGCGATGGCGAGAGAGAGAACACAGTCGTCATGACACTTCGCTTCTGCGGCCATCTTGCCAGCGGCGCTCACAACGAATGTCTGCATTTCTTTCAGCGTCGTCACATCGTGGATGGTTATGTCACCATCCCGCATTGCGCCTCTAAGGCGATCAATGATCAGCGGGCGGGTCCTAACGTCGGTATAATGCCCGATGTTGATTGTCTCTTGATCCTCAATCTGCCCCTCCTTAAGGTCGAGGTAGACGTTCGGGTATTCGAGGTCCTTGTAGAGCCTCAGACACGTCACCAATCCGTGGTTGTTTCGCTCTGGCCCTACAAGGGCATCGTTGAAATAGCGTCCCATACAGGCCAGAATGTCCGCGAAATAGTCTGGGTGCACCTGCGCGCGGAATACGGCCACCTGCCGCTTACTCGCGTCGAGGACATGAGCCACGGACCAGTCGCCGTCGCGGACACCAAGCCCCACGTCTGCACCGATGGTGTATTGTTCGCCAGGCTCACGCTTCCGATAGACCGCCAAACGACCCACTGTAGACTTCGACAGCCTCATTACCGGGTTGCCTTTGCCGTCCGAACCGCATTCCTCCACATCCATGAAATAGACTGGCTGAGGAGCATGCGCGATCAACTCAACGACCTGATCGGGGTTGAACACGGGCCGGCCGGAGGCAATGAAGGCTTCGTCTGGGCAGCAAGGGTATTCCTGGCGGAACTTGTCACGGCCAACCGCGTTGACCATTTGACGACGCCACATGAGCTGCTCGTCATCCACCAGACCTGCGTGGCCGTAGGTGGCGAGGAGGTCCTGTTCCTCCAGCGTGCGCTCAAACCCATCACCCACTGGGGCGCGATATTCGGGACTTTCGAACCAGGCTGCAAAGAATGGCTCGAAGTCAATCTCCCCGGCCACGGCTGCGTCCCAGAGCGTCTTGAACAGATTGAATCCGTTCGCCGTGCTCTCGATATAGACCTCGGTGTCCTGGGTGTTCGGGATGGCCTGGATGAGCGCGTTGAAGTTCTCTTCGGCGCTGTCGGGAGGCCAGAAGGCAAGCTCCGAAAGGTGCGCGTCAGTGATGGTTTCACCGCGCGCAATTCCGTCACCACCTGCCGTCGCCACCATGATACCTGTGTCCAGCAACTGGAACACCAGTTCCTTGCGGCTAGAGAACTTTGTCTCAGGCTTGAGCATCGGCGGACACAGCGTATGGTAACGCTGGTACATGTCGAACAGGGACCTCGTGCTGTCGGCTTTGTGCGCGACCACAAGGCCCTTTCGAGCCTTGCGCTGCGACAGTCTGGCATAGTTCCTGCCAGACACGTAAGTAGAGAAGCCCTGTTGACGGCCCTTAAGAATGATCTTCCGGACCTTGCCAGTGCGCTTCCGCTGATCCTCAACTTCGACGTTGAAGCGCTGCTGCACAGCATTCAGCGTAAACGGCTTGACTTCGCCTTGTTTGGTGCGAACACGCAGCGCGTGCTTGCTGTAGAACGTGAAGTCTTCGAACAGTCGCTTACGAAGCGCTGCCTTCTCCTGCGTAGTCGCCATGATTATCCTTGAGAGCGGCTTCCAGCCACTCCTCGGACTTGAGGCTCACGTTGCTGTCTGTCGCAGGTTTCTTCTTCGTCCACTCAAGGACGGTTCGAATGTAGGAGACCTTACTTGCCGCGTGCGTCAAAGGGCTGATCGCGCCAATGACGGCTTCGCGGAGTGCAGCTTCGGCCATCCCTTCTTCGGTCTTGGGGATGCGGACTTCGTGTTTCAGTCCGTTGTTCTCAACGGTCATAACCTCGAAGGCGCCTGGTTTGGTTTCGTCAACCATGCCTTTTGCTTTCATTTGATCGATGATAAGGTCAGCTCTGATGCCATCGTAAACACGCTGAGCATCTGCGCGATACCTGTTCCAGCCGTCCGGCACGCCAATTCTGGCTGGACCGGAGCCCCTGAGGGCTCTGATTTTTGCCATGTGGATGCGCGCCCTGGCAAGTTTGACGGGGTCGCTATAGACCTTCTTCCTCGCCTGGGAGCGACGGCGGTGCTCAGCGCCAGTCGTTCTGGGCTGACGCTTAGCGCGCCGAGGACGCTCACGCTTTCGCGGCCTGCCGCCACTCCCATTCGGAGCTACTTCTTCCCCGACCATAGGCTATGGATCAGGCTATCAGGGAGATGCTTCATGATCACCTCCTTGTGCTTCGGGAACTCTTTGAGCATCGCATTTCGTACCTTAACGACAACAGACGGGCTATCCGAACCCCACAGGGCTGGCAGGTACTTGTAGGCTGCCATCTCGTGCTGCTGTCCCATCTCGCCATGAATCCTAAAGAAAGCGTCTTCCTCTGCGCGCAATCGTCGCTCAGTTGATTGACGGTATAGTTCCGGGTGGCGAACGTTCTTGCGCTTCATCGCTTCTTCGAGAATCACATGTGATGCCTCAACAGGTGACAAGTGAGCATGAGGAGACTCAGGCAGCTCGAAAGGAGCTTCGGTCGCCGACGCGCCGTCCTGCTTGGGTTTAGTTTCATGGTTCCCAGACTGGCTGGCTACGCCTTCGTGCCGGGCTCGCATGTCAGCCACCGATTGCATGGCTCTAATCATCGGCTGTGCCGACTTAAGAGTAGCGCTGACTTGCTGCTGTGATCCGGGCTGTGAGGCTTCATGCTCTGAGCGCAGATTGGAAGCCCATTCCACCGAACTTGTCAGCTTTCGCGCACTCTTGAGTGCATTTTCAAGACTCTTCGCGGCTGCTTCATGCTGAGCTTGAGTGCGTCCGTCCTGCTCAGCCTCCTGCTTGCGGCGCATGTCAGCCACCGATTGCCTGTCGCGCACCATCGGCTGCGCCGACTTGAGCGCTTCTTCCATTTGACGCTGAGCAGCCTGCTGAGCTTCGTATTCAGCTCGGTGCCACGGAGCGTCTGCAATATTCGAAACTGGGCCAGACTCAGCGGCAAGATTCATCCGATCAATTGCAGGGCGCAATGCAGCAGCTTGGGTTGCCGCCGAATGTTCGTCATGGAGGCGCTGAGCATCGGCAACGCTCGATACCGGTCCCGCCCGTGGCACACGACTGAGACCGCTCACCAGGGAGGCCGCCTGTTTGAAGGCATCCTGGTGTGCTCGCTGCTGGTCCTTTTGCGCCTGCTCCTGCGCTCGTTGCCGCTCCCTGACACCGTGGTAGAGCTGTTGGATCATGGGCATAGCCTCCATGACCATTTGGCGCTGAGCCTGTGTCTGAGCCTGCTGCTGCATTCTCTGACGCTGCTGAGGCGTGTGCTGGTTCACAGACCCCCAGGGCTGAATTGGCGCGGGAGAGGGCGGGACGCTAGGTCCTGACGGTCCCGCGCGCGGCGCAAATGTTGGTACTCCGCTACCGTCACCGAATTTCTCAGCGAACGTCCGAGCTGGTGAAGCCAGCCCAAGGCCTCTGTCGAGCGCGCGCGCGCCCAAGTATAACCCGTAGGCTCCAGCCACACCACCAGCCGCGTGAGGGGCGGCGGCGAATAGCGAATCTAAGCCGATTGCCCCCTTACCGACCATGTGCGCAAGCGCGCTGACCCCAGCGGCTCCGCCAATCGCTTTTACTGCGTGTTGGCGAGCCAAATCGTGAGCGCCGCCTGCGAAGCGTCCTCCCTGGTGGTCAAAGTTACCCTTGCTGACGAGAGTATTCAATGCGTTGCTCTGGCGAGCCAGCGAAGAAAGCTGAGCGTCACCGTGCGCATCAATTACCGCAAGGTCGCCCTCGTGAAGAGGATGCCCTTTCTTGGCCGCATCCAACGTGCTGGCAAGGTCGCGCGTGGGGTTGTCAATACCTTGAGCGATATCACCGATTTCCCTGCGCACGTCGGCAACAGCACGCGAAGTTGCGTGATAAGCCTCCTTAGGGTCTTTCAGGCTTGCAGTGTCTCCGCCAGCATGCTGAGTAATGCGGTTGGCCGCAGCAGCAGTGTGCTCGTCTGGCGCTGTGCCCTGGTATCTTGCCGCAGTGACGGTCTCTTTTACTGCGTGAGGAGCAGCAAAGACGCCGCCGCCAACCGCTCCGAGCACGCCAGCACCCAGTGTCTGCTTCGGATCGTAAGCCTTATCGGTCCCTACGTTCGCCATCCCCTGGGAAATGGCGTCCTGTCCAGCGCTGACCAGCCCCTCGGTAGCCGCTGTCTGCGCCACATTGCGCACAGCCTGACCAGCACCCCTAAGGCCTGTCGCAGCAACCTTCTTAGGGCCAATGACAGAGCTGGCGCCGATCTTGGCAAGACCGCCCTGGAGCGCTGTGGATGCAGCCGCGATGGTCTTGTCTGCCGTCGTTGGTTCTGCGTGAGGATCACCAGTGCGGGCTTGTGCCCGCTTATCGGCTTCGTCACCCAATGAGCGGATGCCATAGGTTGCCTGCGCCGCAACCTGCTTTGCGAGCGATCCTCGCCCCTTTGTGAGCTTCTGGCCGATAATGTCCAGGAGGAGACCTGGAGCCTGCTCAATAGCGGCTCTTGGGAGCTTGGACCAGTCTAGGCCGCCAATGTGGTTCGCAGGGTCGTCTTCCGGGTGCGTGAACTGCTCAGACGCAGAGGCGTAATGCACATTAGGTGCCTCCGCCGCAACGTCCTCAATGGCCTTTCCTGTGTCTTTGTTGATGTAGTTTTTGACCGTTGAACCGACGCCATGCACAACATTCGCAAGCCCATGTCCCAAGGCTCCGGCATACGATGTGTCCGCAAATTTTGGTTTCGACTGCTCACCATTCTGAGCCCACCAATCCTGCGCGACAGCCAACGCCCCGTTTTCGTCTTCCGCATCTTCGATCTTGAGATGCTTGCCATTCGGCAGTTTGATTGTGAAACCTGGCATATCTTTCCTGTAGTTAGAAAGGCTGACCTACCACTCTGCCTTTAAGCTGACTGGGTTGGTTCGATTGGGCTGGCTGATTTGGCACCACACTGAAACCACCGGGGCCACTCGACGTTGCGGGTTGATTCGGGTGTTTCCACTTCTCAATCCGCGCTGCAAGCTTCTGCTGTGACTCAATCCAACCATTTACAGTATCGTTGTAGTGTCCGAACGATTGTTCGCCATTCTTGTAATGCGACTTGTGGTTATTGAAGCTGGAAATGGCATTCTTCACAGATGCGTTTGAGCTTTCTACAATTCGCAACAATGCAGCTCTTGCCGCCTTATTGTCCATGCTTGCTCCTCCAGCGACAAGAATTTGTAGCGCGCGGTATGCATCGCCCTCTGTCTGCACACCGTGATTGGTCTTAAGGTCTGCATTCACGAGCTTGTTAATAAACGTGTGGTACTTAATGTATGCAAGCGACTGTGCGTTAGAGATTCCAAGGTAGTTGCGGGCCTTGGACTCCAACCCGGAGACAGCACCGAGGTTGAGTTCACCGCTGTCAATCATGTCAATCAGGTCGGCAGCTTCGTTCGCTGACCATGCAAGCGTATTGTGGGTCGCTATGGTCTCGTCAACATGCTTTAGCGCCCCCTCGTTCGCGACAGGTCTGTCGTCCTTATCCTGATTTTTCTTGGCACCCTGCGCAGTCTCAAGCTTGCCTGTTTCCTGGTTAGTCCGGAAAAAGGTTCCTGTGTTAGGCTCAAATGACCATTCTGTCATCTTGGATTTCTTGGTATCGCCTGCACCACGGGAAGTCTGGGCGTACTTGGCCTGCTCTGCGAGGACCTTCGCACCCGCTGCCTGGTCGAGGGCCATCATGGAGGCACCGACATTCGATAGCATGTCACCGAAGGTATAGTTCGGGTCCTTGACAAACCTGGGAGTCAGAGCGCTGCCAATTTGCGACAGCAGACCTTTGTCAGACGAAGCTGGCGTGTCTTCGCTCTCCGTGTCTGGAGCCGCCTGTGGCGCTTGGGTTGCTGGGGCGGCCCTTGCGGTACCCCCTGTCGGAGCGGGAGCCCCTACTGGGGGACCTGCTGGGGCGCTGGGAGCCCCTGGCGCCTGCGCTGCTGGGGGAGCACCGAGCGCTGGTGGTTTTCCTGGCTGACCTGGAGCCATTTTTGCCATGGCATTAGCCAAGACTGAGGGGAGGCTCCCCGGCTGTGGGCTCCCTTGAACGGTGCTCATGACCTTGCCCAAGAGACCGCCGCCAGCCGACCCTGTGGTGTCACCTCCTGGAGAGCCGGCCTCCGCGTTCCCTGCACCATAATCGATGCCAGGCATCGAGCCCATTTTACTGAGGAGCCACTGGCTGTAGCGTCCGCGCTCGTTGTTGATGTCGAAATGCATCAGATCACGCGGTCCGGAACCGTCCTTCTGGGTTCCGAAGGCTCCGCCCCACGCGAACATCCCGTTAAGTTCGGGGTAGAGCGCGCGCTGGACACCATAAGCGTGCCGCGCCAACTGGGTGTACATGCCAGTCGGGTCTTCGCCACGGTTGGAAAGCGCGCCTTGCGGGCCGAAAATCTGATAGTCAGCAGCTCTTCCGTTGTGGTTATGCTCATGCGCCCCACGGTAGCCGGAAGTCATCCTGATGCTATAGCCCTGAGGGAGATAGCTGGATGCGTTATTCAGGATGTGCTGAATGCGACGATCAACGCCGCTAACGTATGGGAGAGCCATTACCTACTCGCGAGTTCGTAATTGACAGCCAGGATGCCGTTGACTTGCGTCACAGCCTCAGGCCTGACTTTCTCAACGTCCTGCGCGATGAAGCCCATGCAGACGGTGTCGCTCGGGTCATCCAAATAACGGAACGTGTAAATCGGCAGCCCGTTATCGGCTTGACCGATGCAGCGAATGTCTTTCTTGACCCGGCGATCCGAGAAGATCGAACCGAGCATGCCAAGACCGGAGCCAATAGTGCTCCACATCGATGGCGTGGAAGTCTTCGTTCCGTTCTGCTGACCGCCCCAGTTATTTGACCCGACGATGGACCAGAGGTTCTGGAGGTTCTGCCACTGTGTGCCGTTCGCGTACTCCATCATGCCCTTGGAGTTGTCGATACCGAGCTGATTGTTCTGCTGGAGACCTGCGCCACCGGCACCAGCCATCCCGAACATGTTGCCGGCCATATTGATACCGGCCCCCATGCCTCCGATGCCTCCAGTGATGGCTGAATTGCCTTGGCTGGCGGCCGCCCCCAGGGACTGGAGGTAGCTGGAATTGTCGAACTGGCGCCCCTGTTCGGCGAGCTGGAGGCCTTGGTTGAACAGGTTTCCTCGGATGCTGGCGCTGGTGTCAGCAGTGGCATCGGCGAGGCCGCGCTGGACCAGTCCCTGCGACAGGGCACTGCGGGAGCCAAGCGTGTTCCCGGTGGCAGCACTCTGGCGCGCAATCTGGGGGAGGGCCTGCTCGGAAACCTGCCTCGTGGCGTCCCGCATCGCACCCTGGACCATGCCGTCCACGGCTGGATTGTTCGCATAGGCTGTTGCGGCAGCAATGTTGCTGTCCACGCCCCCCTGGGGCTTATAGTTCGCCAGGCCACTCAGGGAGTTCTGGAGGGCACTGTAACCCGCCCCGGCGGTGTCCTGACCGATGCCCATGGCCGCGTTCGGACCCGACAGGTTATTGCCGAACCCGATCATATTCCGGAAGTTGTCGAGCTGTTCCGTGGTCATTTGGGCGAGCTGGTCGCCCTCGTATCGGTTCTGGTCAGTCTTGCCGTAAAGGTTCTGTGCCTGCTCCCAAGCCGACTTGAGGTAGGGCTGCTGGACGGACCATGGCTGTGAATTCGAGGAGGTCGTTTCTGTGCTGGAGGTGCTCATTGATCTTGTTTCTGGCTGACGAAGCACCGCCTGGAGCGGCCGTCCGTACATTCAACTCGTGTGAGGAACTTGAAGCCCATTATGGCGACGAAGCGCGCCCACTTGGCGTCGTCCGGGTGATTTTCGATTGCGAACAAAGTCGCGTCCGTGCATTGGCGGAAGCATGCCCATTCCCGCTTCATGCGCTTGAGGATGCTTGGAGTGAACTTATCGTGGTCCACATCCAAGTGCATGACAACCATTTGCCTGCCTTCATCATCTCGCATGTCATGAATGACAGCACGATACTCAGGGCACACGATGGCGTCATACGCCTTATGGAACTTAAAGTCCATTGGCGCTCAATCGCTCGTCTAGCTTCCTCGCTGCCTCCACCAGCAAACCAATAGCCTGGGAGATTCGCCGGAGTTCCTCAGCGAGATAGAGTCTTTCGCTGCCAGGGAGCACCGGAGGTGCGCTGACTCTGTATTCTCGCAAGTTCATCTTGATCCCGTTGTCGTCAACTCAAAGTCAAACCCGGTCAAGCTCATGATTTTGTAGTCCGGATACTCGATACGCAAACTGAGGAATCGCCCCGCTGCCGTGAAGTCCAACTTGTAGTTTTCAGCGGCGTCATAGGTCATCGGCTCGCTATAGACCGGCGGCGCGCTTGGATAATCGGTCACGCCGATCCGGAACACCATCGGGCTAGCATCGTTATCGAGGCGTCCTTGTGGCCAAACGGTCGTGAGGACCTTGTAGCCTCTCAACTCCGCATCAAGCTCGTCGAGGTCGATACCGTCGCGGAGGAGCATTCCAGGGCGCGTAGCCACCGTGTCAACGTCGGAGGAGAGGTTAGAGCCACTCCCGTAGTCATCGCGGGCATAGATGCGCGAAGTCAAACCGCAACCAGCCTCGCCAGCATAGATCAGCGTGCGCTTGAAGCCATCCTCAAGGTCCTGCCAGGTGCCTCCGGAGGTATCCCAGGACGATGGCGTGTTGTCCCATCTCTGGGTGTTGAGGGTGACCTTGGCGTAGCCGGAGGCAAACGCCAGTGGCACGTCATCGAAGGTCCAGGTCTTCGTCGGGAGATGGAACACAGCCGCCCTGTTGCACCCGAGGCCGTTGAAGGTCACGTAAGGGTCACCGGAGACATAGTGGAAGCTGATGGTCTTCTTCGCGGGGTTATAGGCTGTGAAGAATCTGGAGGCGTATCGAGCGTTAAGGGAATTGAAGATGAACTTTCTGACCCGACCATTGGCAATGCTCTCGCTCGAAACGCCATCATGGCGCCAAATGTCGTCAGTCCCGAACACGAAGTGCTGGTTGTCTACCTCGACAACGCAATTGGTTCCGATACATCCCTTAGAGAACGGCAGCGGGCGGTAGGCATACACTCCGAACGATCCATCAGCGGACATAGCCCACGTTTCGCTATTCGAATAGATGATCATGGCGTTGCCAAGCTGTTGCGCTTCGACAATCTCCCCGTTCATCTCGGTGAGCGGGTTCTCTGTGGCGTTCGTGGTGGGGTCGCTCTCGTCCCAAGACTGAGGTTCGGCGCCAACTTCCACGACGATGTCGCTTGTCTTCACGAGCGTTGGGAAGCGAATGCCAGCCTTAGTCAGGTTGAAGGCCACCAGAGTGCTCGAATAGGACCTGATCAGCCTGGCTCTCCAGGAGGTGTCCCATCCCGGCACCGCAGTGAAGCGTGCGTCAGACGGGCGCAGCATCCACGGTTCACGGTCCTCACGGTTGAGGTACACGACGTTGGCGAGGGAGGCACCCGTCCACTGGGTTTCGGTCTCGTTCGGCTCATAGTCCTCAATCGACACGTCAAGCTCGCTGGTTGGGGTCCAATCGGTCACTGTGCCGTCAAGGTTTCCAACGTAAATCGAGGTGGACCGATCCGCTTTATTGGCGACGTAGACGAAGCGTGGATGTTCATTGGTGAGTGGATCACCAACGGCACGCCATACTGGCGCTGATGTGATCCGTCCGTCTTCGAAGCGCACGTTGAGGGCCATTGACCAGGCACCCAAAGGGAGGTCGAAAGGGTCAACGTCGGTGATAACTCCGAACTTGTCCATTTCACGGAGCTTAGGGAGGCTCATAGCTGACACTCCAGTGGGGCACGACAATGATGGTGATGATGGTGATGCTCTTAAGAGCCTTTAAGATATCTTTAGAGTAGCTTTAAAGCTGTTAAGGTATCTCTATAGAATGATCTATATGAATAATCATAATAGTCTGCTTTTGAGGAGGCTTAAGGTAGCTTAAGACCTCTAGAGAGCTATATAGCTCCCCCTTACCCCCTCATAGCGGCTATAAGCACTGTCAGGAATCGAGGGCCGCCCCGTGCACGAGGTGTGTAGAGGGGGCTGTCTTGTCAATCAAGCCAAACGGATGATGTAATTCACAGCCATGGAGGGTTGCACGTTGTTGTGCGCAGCGCTTCCACCTGTGCTGTTTGTGGTGTCAAGGCCATTGCTGGAGTTCACTCGGACCCCGGTTGCAGCGCCGTTGATCGAAATGGAGCTGTTTCCCAACGGGCCAGGCAGGCCGTCAAAGTTTCCGAAGTTGTTGAATGCCTGGGACCCGGTAAAGTTCCCTCCACTCACACCGTGAGTATGACCCGGATCGCTGATGCCAGCGCTGTGATAGTGCGCCGGCATTTGATCGGTGCTGAGCTTGTGGGTGTCCGAGCCGAACAGAGCACCGAGGAGACCCTTGAGCTTCGCGTCAATGCTGGCGAGGCGCCCTGGGGCCGCTGCGCCACCCATGCCGCTCTTGCCCACCAGGGAGACTTCCTGGAAGTTGGGAAGCGAGAAGGTCTTGGAGCCGTCACCGGAGCCGTAGAGGGTGCCAATGCGGTCGAATAGCGCGGCAAAGTCGCCACGCGACACAGCTACGCCATTGCACCATGCCCAAATGCCCTCTTCGGGCGGAGGGAGGGTGTCGGAGGGCCACAGCATGATGCTGCCGATAGGCGCCATGCCGCCCCCGGAGAAGCTCTTGGCCGATACGGCGCCTGCGAACGTACCTCCCTTGTCGTTGATGACCAGGGCAGGGTCGCTGGCGACGGTGAAGCCAATCTCGTCATTCTTGGGGCTGTAGATGCCCGTGGATGCGTTGTCGCCCCAGGACAGGCTAGGAGCCTCTACGGTGCCTACGGGCAGCCTGAGGGGCTTCTCGCCCTGGAAGAACCCAGCGAGGGCGCAGAGGTCCTCGTGGCTCGCTGTGACCTCTCCCTTGACGTGCGGGAAGGTGCGCTTGAGCGCCAGCTTGATGCCACGGATGTGGTCGTCGCCATTGACGAGGGGATCAGAGGACCCGGGGTTCTCTGGCTGGAGAGAGTCGAGGTAGTTGAAAGTTTCGAGCGGCACTCGCCCCTCCGGTTTAGTTGGTTTCAGAGCGTAGCTAGTCGCCCTTTCTGACAGAGGTGCAGACCACTTTGGACTAAGCCCTTGGAAGCGCTGACTTTGCGCTAGGACCTAGGGTGAGGACCCAGGGTCAGGACCCCCGGTGGGTGTCACACGAGCGTCACGGACCTCCGAGGGACCCATGGGGTTTTTTGGGGCTCCGGGGCTTCTCAAGCCTCGGCAATCGAACAACGGCGAAGCCTCTTTAGAACAACTTTTGAACCCCCCAAAGGGGCCGATTTTTCAGGGTCCTGGCGGACAAAAGAGTCCCGTGAATCGCCCCGCATGTCAGCCCCGCTGGTGACCTATCCCTTTGATATCGCAGGCTATTCGACGGACTGGGTATCCGTCCCCGCATGTTCGGCCTGGCTGATTCCATCAAGCCTCTTGACCGCATTGGCATTGGCTTCGGCCTGGCTTCGGCCTAGCCCGAGATTGTTTCATTTGTGATAATAAGCTTCGTATATAGTCTCTATTTGATACCTAGTTTGATGTGGCATCCATTGGCGTGAGTTGCTTGATGCCACCATGTAGTTGCGTGTTGGGTGCTCTGTAGTTGCCTGATAGTTGTCTGATAGTCGCATGCGAGTTTGTTGATGGCTTCGACCGGCTTCGACCGGCTTCGGCTGGCTTCGGCCTGGCTTCGGCCTGGCTTCGACCGGCTTCGACCGGCTTCGACCGGCTTCGGCCTGGCTTCGGCCTGGCTTCGGCCTGGCTTCGACCGGCTTCGACCGGCTTCGACCGGCTTCGGCCTGGCTTCGGCCTGGCTTCGGCCTGGCTTCGACCGGCTTC